TCATCACCCGGTACCACATACGCCGCCGGGAGTCTCAGCTTTCCGACCTCCGGCAGATTTTTGAACTGGGCCGCGCCTGCCACCCGGTTTTCAAAATACGGACAGCGGGCACGCAGTGCAGCAATAACAGGCGTCAGTTTCATCTGTGTCGTCGCTCCGGCTTCAGTGATTTACGCAATTCCCGCGCCAGAAAATAGCGTGTCCAGCTGCGGTTCTTTTCAAGCGTTTCCACCATGAAGTTATTACGTGGAGCCAGTCGCCAGCCGCTGCCACCGGATGCACCACGATGATGACTACGACGACGTTTTGCTCCTCCCCGGACACCAAAAAACAGAAACGCCGGATAGAAGTCACCAGAGATCATCCGGTTCCCCTTCCCGTTGCGCTGGTTAGGGGCAATGCGTGTCATAAAACCGGCTCGCTTTTTACTGGCTCTCGGCACCATGTAACCAATCGAACGAGCCAGGCGTCCGGTCTGATAACCGGGGTTTTCACCCGGTGCCGACCGCGCACGGCGCATCACCAGCCGACGGGCATCACGCATATGACGCTGCCCAATCGTGACAAACGCCCGCCGGACACGGGCGCGGTTAAAGCGCATCTCCGCGGGCTGCTGAACATCAACGTGAAAAAAGGGAGTCGCCATTGCTGCCTCCGTGACTCTGCGTAAATTCGCCCAGTTCCGTACACTCCAGCAGCAGAAAGCGCCGCGCCCCGTTCAGATCGCGCTGACGTTTCACCCGGTACACACTGTCATCACAGACCACCTCATAATCAGCAGTGATCCCCCGGCGGTAGCGAATGGTGATGTAATGGGTGATGGCGTCTCCGGTCTGCGCGGTTTCCTGCCAGGTGGTGGCACTGGTCTGGATAACCTTCGCCCATGCCCGGAACGCAACCGGGTATTGAGGCTCCACGCCAAAGTTATCCGCGGGCATATCCACCCGCTGGCGGATCAGGACGCGTTTATTCAGTTCGCCGGGGTCCGGCAGAATGTAGGTTGCGCTGGTCTGCGCCTGACGAATTTTCATAGTGGTATAAGGCGATAAGGAACAACCAACCAGTTAAAACTCATTGGCAACTCCATTTTCTCAACGTCTGTAACCGTTGAGCGGTTTTCGTAGAAATGGCTGACAAGTAGCAGAAGCGCCAGCTTCACATCATCAGATATCACAAGCCCATCAGGATCATCCGCAGGCCTGTCATCTGCGGTTGCATACAACTTACGGTTAAGGAAGTTTTCCGTACGACTCTGAGCGGCCTTACCAAGCAGTTCAAGCAACTCATCTTCATCAGAGAAATCATCATCCAGACGGAGTTGAAGCTTAATCTCTTCCATTTTTAACAGCATAAAACCTCCTGTGCCCGCCAGAACGCGGGCACAAAAAAACCGCATTACGCGGCGTGCTGTATTACGTAAAAAGACTAATCAACCACCAACGCTACCTTTCCCCACCAGCGCTTTAATGGCAGAGGTGTCTTCCAGGATACAGTCAAAACGATGGAAGGCCAGAAAACCGGTCTGATCATATTCCGCGTAACGCTCAACCAGACGTTTAAGAATCATGTATCGCACACGACGGATAATGAAGCGATCAAAGTCACCACAGAACATGAATTTTTTCCCCGCCCCGATATCATCAATTTCCTGATCAATGACATACGGTACATTCAACACTGAAGCAGGTGCCACACCAACAATATCCGGCAACCATAAAGGGCGTCCCTGACCGTCTTCCATCTCACTGATCAGTTTCAGCGTATTATCGTTAAACGCCAGGCGGAATTTCGGCCCGCGACGATATGCAGGATCAATGCTGTGTTTCAGAGCCAGAATTTCCTGCCACTTCACCGTATTTGCCGCGGCAGTCTGTGTTGTGCCGGTCACAGATGCGACCAGCCCTTTGGGTTGTTTAGGCGTACCAGCACCAGTTCCCTGAATCAGATAACGGGCTTCACCACGACCAATACGTTCAGCAATGCGACGGGCAAGATAAGCTTCCATATCGATCGCGCTGTCCTGCAGCAACTCATTAGACACACGAATGATTTTCGATGTCATTTTGAGCGCCCCAAGACTTCCCATACCGAAATCGGTGTCTTCTTCACCGGCTTCTTCATTTTCGCCCAGCAGAACACCAACTTCGGAAGTACCATCAGCTGTTGCCCACTCCATAGTGCGACCGTCAGAAGTGGTCAGAATCTGCGCCACACTGGCGATGCCACCGTAGGATTTCATCTTCTCAACAACTTTCGCCAGGAATGTTTCTGGTACGGTATATCCGCCCTTTTCATCCTGAGCTACACCCTGGGCACGAAGTTCACGCAACGCCTTTCGTTCTTCTGATGTCAGCTCACTGGCACCGTGACGCATCCACTTATCAAAAACCTGAGCTCGTTTCTCATCCTGTTGCGGATTGTTTTCCGGATCAAGATTCTGACGCTGCTCTTCCTCATTGCTTTCAATGTACGCCTGATCCTGACGACGCAGTTCTTCTTCGCGTGCAATTCGTTCATCAAGCGCTTCCAGTTCGGATTTTGCTTTGTTCCACTCAGTGCGCTGCTCTTCCGTCCATGCGTTATCACCAATTTTTTCATTCAGGGCGCGCATGTCGGTTGCGATAGTATTACGTTTCTGTTTCAGTTCATGCAGTTTCATGATGTTTCCTTTACGCGTTAAGAAGGGTCAGGACGCGTTCACGCGCCATACGTTGATTAATGGCTTTCTGTAGCGCGCCACTGTTGCGCGCCTCCTGCCATGCTTTCATGGAGCGAACAGCCGAGTCAGCCTCCTGATAGGCAGGATATGTCACAGGACTGACATCCAGCAGACGGGAAAAGCGGGTTATCTCGCGAATAACAACCCCGTCCTCATCCTGATACCACTCCTCACCGTCACGGGCGACACGGAAAGCGAAAGATGACTGGTTAATATCTCCACGTTGCATCGGGGCCAGCACCAGATCACGAATGGTCTGTGTCTCCGGAGCCTGGATGTCATAGCGTAATCCGCGCTCATCAACTGAAAGATTCAGCGTGCCTGCTGCACTACGCCCAAGAATAAAATTAGGATCGTGGTTAAACAGTGCGCGTACATCATCACCAAGCACATCGTCAAAAGCGCCGGGCCGGATGATTTCGCGGAATGAACCGAATATCAGCTCAGAACGACAGTCAAACACCGATCCATAACCGATAATGTGCGCCGGGTTATCGTCATGCCGCTCAGCACGCACCTCACCGCTGTAACAACGGATTTCACGGTCATTCATTGGTTTTTCCCTCATCGTTTTTTGGGGGCTTAAAATCTCCTGCCGGGTTAGCAGCATTCACGCTTACCAGCATCTCATCCAGCCCTTCAACCGGATTCATATCCTCGAATGCGCGGGCCTCATTACGGCTCATCCATCCATCGGTAATAGCGAAGTGATAGAATTGCGCGCGCTCCTGCGGAGTTCCGCGTAAAAGCCCCGTCAGATTGAACCTGACGTAATACCCGGCGGCTAACTCAGCGCGGGTAAACAAGCGACGGTTAAGCTCCTGCTCCCAGTTCGTCACCCACGGCATCATCGTGTAGCGGACAAACTGAATCGCCTGCGCAGAAATATTGGAGAAGGTGGCTTTTTCGAGGTCATTAATCATGTGCGCAGGAATATTGAAAATACCGGCGATCATTGAACGGTTCAGCTTCATCATGTCAATGATCTGAGCGTCAACTGGCGACACAGTCAGTGCCTTGTAATCCAGATCGGCTGGCAGCAGCATGGTTTTGTTTTCCTGGCGGCGTAACGCCTGCGATGCCTTCTGCCACTGATCTTTAAGCCAGCCCCAGCTTTCCTTATTGAGTCCGCTTTTAACGGATACTATCCCCGCCGGACGGGCATTACCGCTGAAGAAGCTTTCTGTGTACTTCTGACCGCTCATCCCCATGCCTATTGTTTCGGCATGTTGCATAATCGGACTCAGCCCCATCTTCTGATTATTACCCAGCGCACGGATGTGGATCATATCGTCCGGACTGATCGCAAACGCCCCATATTCGTTGTACAAACCGTAGGTATATCGGCCACCAGTATTCATCAGCGTCGTTTCCCACGGCATACAGCAATCCAGGGATATGACTTCACCGCGACGATTACGTTTCACCCAGGTATACCCATTCCCCCAGCCAAGGATGTGACGTTGCTTCAGTTCGCGCCATTTGTAGCTGGTTTGCCAGGTATTGGGCTCATCATGAACCAGATAAAACGCAGGATGATCGCGTGCGGGTTCAACCTTCCCCTTGTACCTGCGCATAACATGCAACGGCATCTGGGCAAGGCTGGAAGACAGGACATAGATACAGGAATACACCGCAGCCAGTTTCATCGCAGTCTCAGGACTGACATAAACGTCTGCCCGGAACAGCCCATCAGTATCAACGGCATCCCCGGTTATCGGGGTGGAAGGATTCTCCAGTGATTTACTTCTGAACAGAGCATCAAGCAGCACGCGTCCCCCTTCTGGCCATAGCCAGTGCGCCCACCAGCAGTAAAGCACCGGACAAAATCAGAGCCGGAGCCATACCAAACTGCAGGTAAACCCCGCACGTAAGCAGGCCAAAACCAGCCAGCCCGATAACATCAGCAATTAGTGATTTCATAGAATTAAGAGATCATCGTCCGGATCAAGAGATGAGAGGAAATCGTCAGGTTCTTTGAGCATTGCCCGACCGATCGTCATAATCAGTGCAACCGCACCATCGATTTTGTTTTCCGCCTGCTCCTTGACGGGCTTCACTAAATCATCGTTACCTGGCATGTTTTTGCCGACCACGTTGCCGATACACCAGGTCATGATGGGATTGCCGTCATGATGAAAGCGTCCCGATTCAATCGCTGCTTCCAGCTCTTTCATAGGATCGGACATATTGGCGAAGTTCTGGACGATAGTGACGGGATTCAGATCTTCATCAGCAAGGTCATGTGACAGCCCGGTCGCCCCGAAGGGGTCGATGGGTGACTCACTGACCGGGCTGATTTTGTTCGCCGCTTTGGCCTCTTCGAGGATGTAGCGATAATCCACCTCTGCACCATCGGTAACGGTCAGGACGCCCATTTCCACCCATTTCTGAAAGCGTTCGGCTGTCCGTCTATCTTCATTTTTCTCGACGCTGTACACCGTGTCATACGGTACCCAGAAGCGCGGGGCCACACTGTAGTAATGCGTTTTACCGTCAATCTCGCGGGTATAAAGTCGCGCCATGCTGTTCATATCCAGCTTACGCGCCAGGTCAAAGGCCAGAATGCACGGCTGCCCCTCGAACTGCTCAAGGGTCAGTGATTTATCCTCGCAGCTCTGCCAGCTCACCAGGTTGAAATACGCCGAACGTGCCGACACCCAGATATTGAGGTGTTTTGTCTTAAAGACGTTTGCCAGACGGGCGTTATTTTTCGCACGCTGCTGCTGACTTAACAAAAATTCGCGATAAACCGACACGCCAATATTTGGATTGGCTTTTTCCAGCACCTGCGGGTCGGTCCAGTCGTCACCTTCATCAACGGTATAGATGATCCCGAACAGTTCATCGTTAGGCACCGAGCCGTTGAGCATCTCGATGACTTCCCGCCGCTTGTCGTAGCACGGCCCCTCAATGTTGTACCCGGCGGTGGTGATGGCCCACATCAGTGGCTGACGTCGCGCCCCCATCCCGGTAAGCATTGTGGTATAAAGCGCATCGGTGGCATGCTCGTGATATTCATCAACCACGGCACAGTGGGGTGATGAACCATCACCGGGGTTGCCGATCAGCGGTTCAAACCGCGCGCCATCCTCCGGACGGTTCATGTTTGAGGCGTTAACCTCAATCCCGAACGCTTCCGTCAGCATGGGTGTGCGTTTACACATCAGTCGCGCCGGGCGAAAGACTTCCCACGCCTGTTTCTCTGTCGTGGCACCGGAATACACTTCCGCGCCAAACTCGTTATCACAGGCAAAACAATACAGGGCAACACCGGCAGAGATTGCTGATTTGCCGTTCTTACGGGGGATTTCGGTATACACCTCCCGGAAGCGGCGCAACCGGGTGCCTTTATTGACCCAGCCAAACGCACAGCAGATCACAAATAGCTGCCACGGCTCCAGCGTGATGGGCATCCGTTTGAATGCCCACTCACCCTTGGTGTGCGGCAACAGCTGAATAAATTTCGCGGCCCGTTCAGCCAGGTCCTTGTCGAAGCGGTAACGAAACGACTTACTTTTTTCCGCCATCAGGTCATCAAGATGGCGCTGGCAGGCCTGAATCACAAACTGGCAGGCAACAATCTTTCCGCGCACGACATCCCGGGCATACTGATTGGCAGCATTTACGTTGGGGTAAGATTTCCGGCTCATGACTCGATGATTTTCAGAAACGGGTTAGTGGCTTTCTTCTGCCCCGCCAGGCCAATCAGACGCTGGCGGCTGCTGGGGTCGAGTCCGAGCATTGCCCCCGTGCTGCTCATCTCGGACTCCTGTTCTTTCTTGGCGGTCAGCTCCGGGTTTTTGACCATACCGCCCATTGCACCGGTAATGGTGTTGCCATGGCTGGCAATATTTTTCACGGCACGTCGCCAGAACTCATAGGCCACGCACCACCGCTCAAGCACCGCGAGGTCAGTCACGCACAGCAGGCCCTGACCGCAGAGTTCTTTGGTTGTCAGTTGCCACATGATCGTGGCGAGAGGGAGATCTTCTTCAGCGAACCACTCCGGTGGCTCAACACCTTTGATGGGCGTAAAAACAGGTTCATCTTTATTCAGGGCTCGCTTGCCGGGGTTTCCGGCCAGCGCCTTGCGCGCCGTTGGCTTGGGGCGACGCCCGGAACGCCCCGCCGTTCCAGCCATATGCGGCACTCCTGGTTAAATTTCATTTTTCGCGGGTATAAAAAAACGATGGGGCGGGCAGTCCGGAAGACGTCAGGCTGCAGGGATTTGACCCGCCCCTCCCCTCAGACAGTTGAGAATTATTATCACTTTAACCGTTCACGGGCCGTCTTCGCCTTATGACACGGCCAGCACAGACTCTGCAGATTACTGTCAGCATCAGTGCCGCCATGCGCTTTAGGGATGATGTGGTCAACAGTTTTCGCCTCACGCACCACACCAGCACGCAGACATAACTGACACAGACCTTTGTCACGCTTCAGAACACGCGCGCGGATACTGTCCCACTTCGAACCGTAGCCGCGCTGATGACGGGATTGTCCAGGTTTGTATTGCTTCCAGCCTTCGCTTTTGTGGCTTTCGCAGTAGCCTGAAGGGTCAGTAGTGGTATGGCGGCAGCCGCGAACACGGCAGGCTTTCGGGGTTCGTGGCGGCATTAATGCTTCCCTTTAAGTTATTACGATGGAACAGACCATAGAAATGGCAATAAAAAACCGCCCGGAGGCGGTTCAATTATCATCTCGATAAACTAAATCAGATCACCAATGTATTTTGCACTAATTGAAATTTGCATCTGAGGCATTCCGACCACAGATCCATTTAACAGGTAATCACGTCCTCGTTCCTGCAAAGAAAGACTCAATTCAAAGTTCTTTACCCCAGGGAAAACCGAGGTGACATTTAAATCATGCTGCGATACGCGCAGAATAAGTTGGCTACCGTCAATTTTTCCCTGATACGTAAAACCAAAATCTCCGCCGTTTACTGCATTGTTTTTGACAACTACGGTACCATTACCAAAATCACGTTGATTGCTTCTGAAAACAACAAAATAGATACCATCTTTCATGTGTAAAGCCCTTTAAAAGAGTCACCAAAATCAGGTGCTTTGTATCTATTGGGCCATCACATATCAAATCAAGGAACAAAACAAAGTTAACATCATTTTTTTTGCATGATGTGACCACGCTCAACTTCAATCCTTCTGATGTCAGCTTTATCGGTATTACACTGCGCCAATGCAGACAACAAGGCGACATTCAGATCTAAGCTCGAGCCCCACGTAAAATGATCAGGTAAATCAGGCTGAGGGGTTTCAGCCGTCAGGCTGGCTGGTAACGGAACTACCGGAACCTGGACGTAAACTGTTCGCGTACTTCCGCAACCGGTCAGCAGCGGCATCAGGCACAGGACGTGAAGCACAATCATCATCCGCAACAGCCACTTTGATATCTTCCTGGGTTCTCTGTGACTCCAGTGCGATCTGCTGTTTTGCATGTTGATTCGCCTCCTGAATGATGTTCGTTATTGCCATAGTACGCAGAACATTCGCGGTGATAGCCTCAGTAGAATCAGCTCGCTGTTCCGCAGCATCAGCACGCTTCTGCTCCTCCAGAAACTTTCCATGATAGTGATTCGCTGACCAGACAAGACCACCAGCGACACAAGCAATAAACGTTAAAATGAGCGCCCAATAACTCATCTTCATACCAGCAGCGCCGCCCGCGCCTTGTTGTATCGGACCTTACGATCCTCAATACCGTTCAAACCGCCGTTAATGATGCGCGTAACACGGTTAATATCGGCACCGTAGATCATGCAACCTTTAGAGGTGTAGAACCATGCAGCTGAGCGCGCAGCCTGTAGTTCCTGTTCCAGTTGTTCAGGTGAAGTCACCAGATCTAACTTCAGCGCCGCGCCACAGATGCGATAATTATGGAGGCCAGTGATTTGAATTAATCCTCTACCACGATATTTCCAGCCATCACCTGGTGCTTTGTTACCCAGTCGGTTGCTATACACCAGATTGGCAATAGCATCCTGACGAGCTGCATGTCCGGATGTTCTGCCAAGGGCATCAGCCTGCTGCTGTGTGATCCTCTTTCCGAACGTCGCCACCAGCGCAGATGGTGTGTAGTTAAAATTTTCAACTACGGCGCTAAACCCCATCGACTCATGGCCTACCTGAGCGATAAACATTGCCTGATCCGCTGGTGCTGTAATGCCGAATTCCTTCATCGCCGCATCAATGTGCGGAAACCAGCGCGCAGCCAGCCCGGCGCTAATACCAGCCGCCTTTTGAAATAATTGTTGGTTCATTAGTGCCTCAGATGATCAACCAGACGTGCAACGTTGCCTCTGACGGCCACCAGCACGGAAAGAAAAATAGTATTCGCCACGATAATGGGCCATGAGGAATGAGGATAAATCCCACAGAGATAGGCCAACGGAACAGCACTGTATGTAACAGTAATCAGCCAGGCTAAACGTGAAACCCAAGGACGATGCCGCGAATCACCACGACGATAAAACATCAGAGTAATAACAACACAAGCACATAACAGCGCATTTATAGTTGCTGTCGGGTCATTTAGCTCCACCTGAACCTCCCCGGCGCGTTATGAGCCCCCCCAGCGAGCCGATATCCTGATTATTCAGGAACGTCAGGATTTTAACGGCTAAAGCAGAGACGATTACGGCACCAATAGCATCCAGAGGTTTATCACTGTATCCGGTCAAGTTCGCCAGCTTGGAGCCAACCAACCCAGAGCAAAGAATCCCGGCAATATATGACACGATAAAATATGCCAGTCGGCGCGATGCACTCAGATCTGCTGCTGTTGCTATGTAGAATACAGCCCCTGCAAATGCGCCAAATACAACGCCGTAATCAGTTCCGGTCAGCAGTCCATAAACACTGGCACCCGTCAGGGCACCACCAGCCAGCCCAGTACCGGAAATCGGATCGGACATTTAGCCCCCTCTTAATTGCTGTTGGTCCTCTCAGATATGAGGGGAAGGGATCTTAATGACAGTCTGTTTATTATTTCAGTCAAATACTACCCTGTTGATGATTTCTCAGAAGCGAACTTGACTCCCAGGGGAAACTCAACTTTCCGTTAAAACCACCAGCAGACATTCGTTCAATTTCCACAGAAATATCACTGAGCCGTTCTTCAAGCTCTGCTTTTTCTTTTACCAGACGGTTATAGCGGCTTAGATGAAGCTTTTGCTGCTCCAGCCAGTCTTCAAGCTGTTCAACAGTCATACCAGGGTTAAAAAAATATGGCTGCTGCTTTTCGCCCTGCATTATTGACCTCCAGAAAAGCAAAAACCCCGCCGAAGCGAGGTTTGTTATGATTTCGTTAACGGCAGACATACAAAGCCCATCGTTAGGAGAATCCTAACCATATTTTTTGAAAAATGCAAGCATCATGTCGCCATCTTCGGCGAAAATCATTTATCTTGTCACTTTTCTCAATTGTATCTCTGCATATGCTTCTTCCTGCCAGCACTTTGTAACCAGTTTATCAATGACATCTGCATATCCTTTGTACCACTGATAATCCGTCAGGTCCGGTACCAGCTTCTGGACATGATGCCGCGCCAGTGTGGTTGGTAAACGGCTAAACCGGTTTCCATTGCAACGCCCACAAATCTTATAAACAGGCGCACCATGAAGCCGGGTTCTTTTTTCATCCAGTACAATACCTTTCCCCTTACACCCTCTACACGCTGTGCTGACTTCTCCCTTACCATGACAATGCTGACATAGTTCCTTCACCCACTCTTCCTTGATAACAGATTCCCCGCTTCTGGAGTGTTTCACCACTTCGCGCAATACATTATGAAATCCAGTACCAGCACAATGCTCACAGCGAGCCTTACTTGCCGCAGACCTGGAATAATCAGCAAAGGCAAAATTCACAAGGTAAGGGATGATCTGTAACCGGGTTTCTTCACTCAATTTATTCAATGTCGGGTTATCCAGTGCCATCGCGTAATTGAGCAGACCTTCAATCGCAAACTGAGGATCCTGAACACCAACTTTTGCCAGGAATAAGGCAAACCCAAGCGGTGCTTTCGACTGCACCATCCCCTGCGCAGCCATCACATCCGTAATTGTTAAACCACCAGAGCCTGTCGCCGGTGCGTCATCGCTCAGTTTTGGAGATTTCGGGGAGTAATATTTCGGTAAGGCTTCAAGGTTCATGCTCGTTCTCCACTTACGCCAGTACGCCTATTGCCAGCGCACGATCGATAAAACGAAATATCAGCTCCAACTGGGAGCCATACTTCTCTTCAAATGCCACGGTATCCGCATGCAGCTCGTCGTGATGCTTTCTGCACAAAGGCAACACAAAGAGGTCATGCGCTTTTGTACCCATTCCACCCTGACCGTGACCTATCAGGTGGTGGGGATCATCAGCAGGCTTTCCACAACATGCACACGGCTGCGTCTTAACCCAGCGCGTGTACTTTTCGTTAACCCAGCGGCGACGTTTAGGGCGTAACATAAAAGACTCCGGCGACTCCGGATCCACTTTCAGCTCCAGCACCTTTTTCGCTTTATCCTGGATAATGCTGGTGGCAGGAACCGAAGGAACAAGGTCACTCTCCCGGGTGACAGACGGCACAACAGGCTTTGGTAATCTCAGTGCCTTACGGGCTGCACTTTCCGGTAAGGCATCCGCCAGGTCATTACGAATCAGCCACCAGCACAGTTCCGGCATTGTCACAACGTGACTGTCATCAAAACCGAGATCCCGACGCACAACAGACAACACCCAGCGGGCACAGTTATCCGTTGCCATTGATTCCAGCCGCTCCGTGAACTGATCGCGCAGCTGGTTATCACAGTGCCAGCACAGACGGATTGCGCCCGGAGCGTGTCGCATTGTGGTCATGTTCTCGCTGTGCCAGTCGGAATGAGGCCACTGGCAGCCTTTTTCACGAAGTAACCAGCTTTCAAGACATTCCACGCCACCAGCACGACGGATCACTGCCTCATTGCGGAACACGGCCCGAACAGCAGGATCATCCGCCAGCGGTTGTGATGCCGCGGGAACGGCACCACTGGCGAAAGATGAATAACGCTCCGGCTCAGGCTCCAGCAGGACACGCCCCTGCATAAACAGGGGCATCAGCTCTGAACCTGGCCTGAACAATACGATCCCCATACGCGGGGCAATTTCAGGGGTCAGTAGTGCTCTCACGGTCACCTCAATGAACGGTATCGAGCAGCTTTAACAGCTCAGGGAATCGGGATTCGAAGAAATGCGGCTGCGTCTCGCGCGGATTTGCGGGACTGGTGATGTTCTTGCCGAACATGCAGCCTTTCGCTGTCAGCGACCAGAATTTTTTGATGTTGTTAATCGCGGTACGGCTGTATCGTTCGCGTTGTTCAACGATCCCCAGCTTCGCCATCTGGTGATATGCCTGATTAGCCGTCAGGCGGATACCATACTGTTTCAGCAGTGCACTCAGTGACAGTGTCGGGCGACTTGAGCCATCGTGTGCATCAGCAGGAGCATCAATGGCATAGCGCGGTGCCAGATTCGGTAAGCCAACAGCCTCCTGGAGTTTCTGACAGGCACCAAGCACTGAAGAGTTAGACAGGTTTAATTCCCGGCGCATAAAGTCCAGCAGAATCACACCAGCCTGCATCTTGTCAGCAGCCTGTCCGGATAATTTTTCCGGTGCGCTGGTTACCATGTCGAAAGTACGGATCACCTTCAGATGGAATGACGGGCTGATCCACATTGCATAGGCATACACCAGTTCCTTACAGACATACGTTCCCCGTTCATTTCCCCCATGAATCACACTCACCGGGTCAACACCCAAATTCTGGGTGTTGGTCAATTCATGAACAAGCTCAACAGTTTGTTGGCTGGAAAGAAACTTTCCTGGCTCCTTGGTTCTGGCATTTGCACCAGATGCTACTGCTGCGCGATGCAGATCGTTCAGGCTGTAACGCCCATAAGCATCACGACGAACTTCAATACCATCAATGACCATCAGATTATTCATACTTCGTTTCTCCTCTTAATCAGGCGGCTGCACCCGCCGTTTTCTCGTACTTACTGATAGTGATCTCGACCTTCCCTTCCGGGATAACCGGTCCCCACTCCACCAGCATTCTTTTCACCTGGCTGTCGTCTTCCCACACACCCGCGTGTGTCAGGGCGTCAAACAGCGCCTTGTTATAGTTGTCCAGATCGCGGATCCTGTTATCAGGAGGAAACAACACGATCTCCACTGAAGCAGGTGCCGACGTTGGTTTTGGCAGACGACGTAACTGCTCAACTATTGCTGCACACGCCGCGCTCTGAAATTTTCGCCCCGCCGCGCTTATCAGGCTCTTACCAGCAAATGCCCCTTTGTTGGGGTGTCGCCAGTACGTGTTCACGCTGGGCGGGAAAGGAAGGATCAACTTCATACTTTCAGGCCCCTCTCATGTAACCAGTGGGCTGCACGCAGCCTGGCGTTTTCCTCACCGGCAAGCAGTGAGCGGATAATCCCGACCGCCTCGCTGTCGTCGTCCTTCACCGCGGTATGAAGCGTTATCCCCCGGGCCACGCCACGCTTTATCGTGATGACGCCTTTTTTCTCCAGTGCGCGAAGATGCTCCACCGCTGCATTCACCGAACGATATCCCAGCATGGTTGCCACCTCCTGATTGGTTGGCGGGAAGCCACGTTCTTTCTGGTAAGAAATCAGCATATCCAGCACCTGCTGCTGGCATTGAGTTAACGTCGTCATTACGCCCCCACGTAATTCCCTGACAGATACCACTCATCACTCGATACAGCGCGCTTGCTGCTTTTCCGTAAACACTGCTCACGACGCGCCAGAAAATTGTTTCGTTCTGGCTGGGAATGGCTTTCACGGAATGCCGCCATCCACACCGTTGCAGCACGACGGTATAAGCCCCTGGACTCCAGTTCTTCAGCCTGGCGGGTCAGGCACAAAATCTCCCGCGGGTCGTTAGTGCCGACATAGAAATTGCGCACAGGTCTGGTTTCACGAACTGGTTGCGGTTCCGCCTCCTGCGCTCTCTCAGTCAGGCGCGGGAAATGTCTGCGTGTATCCCCTTCACAACGGTGAGCCACACGACCACTCTGACGTAACTTGCTTGCTGACTGCAGAACGCGCTGCCGTGAGTAACCAGCAAAAGCATCCGCAATGTCTCCGGAAGTACACCCCGGATGGGCTTCAATGTATTTCTGAACTTCATTCAAAAGACTCATGATCACCCCCTGAATCCTGCCGGGATCTGGCTGTAGTCCACGTTGTCGTAACTGGCTTTGAAGTACGGGTCTTCGCGTTTTTCGGTGTACGTGCTGACGGACGGCGATAAGCGCAGGGAAAGCTCATCCCATTTTTCCCGCAGCTTCGACGGGCTGAGCACGTTACGGCACCAGAACGGATCGCGGCTGACGCGGCTGTACATCTCGCAGATTTGTTTGTGAGTACGACCATCCTGCACACACATCAGGCGAATTTCGTTTGCCCAGGCTGTCCAGTTCGGTTCTTTGGGACGAACCACCTCGCCGTCACATTCGGCAGCCTGCTCGTACAGGGCGATGATTTTTTTCCAGAACCACTGTGCGCAGGTCAAATCATCCTGCGTTCCCCACTGGCGCTTTTTAGGGCTGAATACAACCGCATCAGGATGGCGAGTTAAAAAATCCTGTTCATCCGTCTGCGTGTCCGGTTGCGAAGCGTCCGGACGAGAAGGTTTTTTATCTGACGGATCATGTTTTGATTTTACTGACGGATCCCCGCCAGATTCTGACGGGTGAAAACCCGCTTTTTTGCCAGATTTCGACGCATCAAATTTTGACGGGTCAGATTTTGATGCGTCAGATTTTGACGGGTCAGAATCTGACAGTTGAGAAAATGCCGCTGCCTGAAGCTTCGCAACGTTAAGCTGATAAACATTCGACGCATTGCGGTTACCCTGGCGACGCGCCTTACGCGTTAACCAGCCTTCTGCTTCCAGCCGTGCGATAGCCGTTCTGACGGTGCTCATCCCCGCGCCAATCTGGCGGGCAATGGTTTCAATTGATGGCCAGCACACACCTTCGTCATTACTGAAATCAGCCAGGCGGGCCATAATTGCCACGCTGGATAACTTCATGCCTGACGCAGCGCAACCATCCCATACATAGCCGGTTAATTTAGTGCTCATGACCGACCTCTATTTCCCTGAATTTACGACGAAACTGTTCGAGCGGGCTGAAGCACTCATGCTCATAGCCTTCGCGGAGGTAGATAAC